AAACGATATGCGTATGTTCCGACTTATCGATATCCTTTTCCTTGATGTAAAGCCCCTTGTACTTCTGTGTGGGGTTTATGTTCGAAGCGTTCTTGATGTCTTCTGCTGAGATGTCAGGAAAGTTTTCAAGGATCGCCTGTTCGGTAACTTCTTGGAACTCGATGAACCAACGGCAGTCCTCCATGCAACGAGCCGTCGGGTCAGGTCGGAGATTGAACACGGAAGGAACGGTCCCGATAAGTTCTCCGTCAACTTTCTCAGGTTCCACACCTTTCGGATTCTTGATCCATCCGAACTGACTGTTGTCCCAGGTCCACTTACGGAAAGCGTTCCCGGTCCTGATGAGGTCGTATTTCAGATCCTCATTTAGCGCATCAAGGTCGTTGATGTAATCGTTATGAGCGATTAGTCGAGTAGCTACATGTGCGCCACGAATATCACCGAGTTCACTAGAATTCGGAAGTCCTTGGAACATGGAAACGAAGTTGATCTTTCCCTCAATGGTCTCTGCCAGAGGTTTCATGAGGTTGATGACAACTTTCTTTTTCCTCCGCTTCAACTGGACGGGAACCATGCTCCCTACCGAAGCATCCCACTCGGAGAACTGGTCCCCGTTCTCCCATTCGATCAGCTCCTTCCACTTCGGGTGGTGATTCTTGACCACCGGATGATCGAGGAACTGTCTCTGCACAAAGACGAGGTGTTCCGCCTCTTTGTCCATCGAGAGTATCGAACGGTCTATTGATTCGGGCATAGCCATCCTCAATACTTGAGATCAGCCTTGGAAGGCTCGAAATCCTGTTCTTTCTTCTCTCTCCGCATCGCATCTTCGATACGGAGTTTCTTCTCGATGGCGAAGAAGTTCTGAATCACGTTCACGAACTCTTTGTTCGCCTCGGTCATCTTGTTCACGGCCCGGACGAGATCGTGAGCGATGATGTTCGCTTCTCTCTGGGCCTTCAGAATCTCGTCGAGGTTGAGATTGAGCGTCGCCCATCTCGCGAGAGAGACAACGTCCTCTTTCGGCTTTTTAGTAAGAAGAGTCATTGTTCGCACCCTCCCGTTTTGCCTGTGCGTTCGCAAGAACTTTGTCCATCTCGATCTCGAAACTGGCCTCGACGTTAGGCTCCCACTCCCGACCGGATGGTAGGATCAATTTTGATTTTCGCTTAGGAATACGTCGAATGTCAAGCTGATATGCCAAAGAATCTATCATATCGTCCCTTCCGGTCGTCGGTTGCGGGAATGTGAGGACCTGGTCTTGGAACGATTTTTGATTCCTTCCAATGAAGATCCTTTTGGACTCGAACCATTGCCGAAGACGCCAAATTCTCGAGTCACCGCGCACAGATGCGCTTCCTTTCGACCTCCCCTTGTGTTCCACGAAGGAGATATTGAAAAGTGGGAACCGGTGACGGAATAAGTCGGCCACCGTCGTCGAAAATCTTTCTTTTTCAATTCTGCAGTCATCCACGTCATATCGCTCTTTAAGTCCAACGATAAGGTCGCAGAATTTCATGGGAGTGACGAAATGTTCTTCGGCGTAGACGACGTAAATGTTCCCGAACTCATCCGTGTCGCATATCGTGATCCCGGTTGCGTCGGACTTCCCGCTATCAGGTCCGCCCGGGTCGACGACCATCGATCTCCATCGGACATCGGGCAACGTGTCCCAATATCTGATCCACGTCTCAGGACAAAGCGCGTCTTCTTCGGAAAGTGGCTGCAAAAGATATTGCGCCGAGTTCTGACTCAAACATCCCCAGGCGATATAATTTCCAGTTCCTGTCTCAAGTCCATAGACACTCCTGGTTTTCTCTGGAATAAGTTCACCTGTTTTATCCTTCCTGTTGGCAAACCCATTATGTTTCCACATCTTGTCTTGAAGTTGCCTAGTCTTTGCCAAGTTGGAATATCTAATAAGGTCAAAATAAAGTTGTCGACCACCCTTTAGATAAAAGTAGTTTGATTCTCCAGTAACTATAAGATGTCCATCAATTTGGTCTTTGTGAACATTGTTTCTAATAGACGTTCCTTCCGTGTACTGGATCTCAAGGAAATCTAGAGTTTGTTTTATCTTTTTATATACCTCTGGATTTGCTTTCTTGTTCTGCGAAATGAATATTCCGGAATGCTTACATCCACCTTCCCCATCCACGATCCCGCCCAGATATGCCCAAGCCTTGAGTTTGGCCAGGTCTTTTTCCTCTGTTATATCAAGAAGTCTAATGAGGTTTGTTTTGCTCCTGATTTTTTTATAGAGTTTATGATGACTACTCTTCTTGTTCTTTAATTCTTCCAGACGCCCGGAGAACCACTTGTGTTCACGATTACACCTAAGTTTCCCTCCCGACTCCATTTCTACGTTGTATACTAAATCCTCCCCTTTGAAGACATTCTTAACCATGGTCTTAACATATTTTCCCTTCATCCCTATCCCAACCGTAAACCCGACTACCTCATCCCCAACTTTAACATCAACGATCTTTTTTAAAGACCAGTCGGCCATGAGTATCGGAGTTTCGGCAGGAGTGCAGAAGATCGCCGTTCCCATGACGTCTCTCTTCTGCTCAAAGTCTTCAACGGTATAAAGTTCTTTATACCAGACGCCCTTGTACTTGTCCCTATCGATGTAACACGGGATCTCGATCTTCGAGAAGCCCTTCATCTTCCGAATCATCCATGTAAGTCCGTTGACATGATAAGGAGTGCCGACTTCTATCTCTATGCCGGTATTCCTGCCCTTGATCTTCGTCAAGATGGCCTTCTGATACTTCCATGTCTTGATAAGTTCGGTCCTGGCGTACTCAGACTTCGCATTGATGTCATTTTCCAAGTCATCGTTGATCCATTTCGGGTAATGACGCGAAACGAGGGTCGTTTCAAGCGACGAGAAGTCCAATTTTATGTGACGATACTGAATTCTGTTCTTCGTCATGTCGTGCCAAGAGTTTTCTTGTCTCGGGATCTCCGGATATAGCCATTGCAGGAACTCGTTGTTCAAAAGTGAGTGTTTTATGTCGGCCGACATGTTCCAGGCGTTCTCTTTTGTCGCCGTATTGTAGATCATAGCGTCTGATTTACCATTTACGATGGCGTGGACCATCCACCAGACCATAAAACCCATCAACTGAGTCGATTTTCCGCTTCCTCGATGAGCAGAAAACCAAATTTGACTGTTTTTTTGGTAATAAGGGTCGAGATGATGGCAGATCTTGGCGTGGATCTCGCCAAAATCATGAAATTTATCATCCCAACACATCGGCATGATGTTTGAGTTGAAAAAAGTGAGGTCCTTACACGCCGTCCTCCACCATTCCCGACTTTTAATCGGGGGAGTCGACGACTGTAACGTCGGTGACGTCGACGTCTCTAAATCGTTCATACTTTTCCAGACGTGCGATGACCTCCGCGCTTATGACGATCTCCTTCCTCTCCGTCTTGTCCACGTCGATCTTGGTGGCGGGGAAGGCGTCCTTTACCCGGAGTGCCATTTCCGTTGCTTTTATCTGGGCCATGTTGTCGGGCCGGCCGATGAATGCCGGATGTTCACAGTCCAGGAGTTCTTTTATCTTGAGTGCCAACTTATTATTGTCCACGCCATGACGCTTCAACGCCCGTTGCATAGCTTTATTGTTGGCCAGGGTCTTGATGATGCGTCCCGCGTTGGCCTTTGCCGTAGCGCCAGGTTGGAATCCTGCGGCCACGGCCAGTTGGGATCGTCTGCTGAAATCGAATCCACTCGCTTCGAACAGTTTTACGAACTGATGATCCTTGTCCGTAAGGTTCATCATGTTCTCTTCGTTTTCGGGAACAACTTCACATATCGGAAACTCGGTCTGTTCTTTTACCGTCGCGGTAACTATCGATGGCTTGTCGGGGATTTCCTCTTCCATCACTTTTTCCTGCGACCCTGATCGTAGTTCGAGTAGATCGCTTTCTGTTGTTCTCTAGCGGCTTTCTTGGTATCAAAAGTTCCGTGGACTTTTCCGTCCCGGCCCACTACGACCCACTTGTTTCCGCGTCGAACCACATCCCAAGGCATACCTAAGAGATACGCTCGAACTATTCCGTTGTCAAGTCCTCACTTCTTTAGATCAACGGACCTGTTCTTCAACCAGAAGAAGGCATAAGCCAAAATTAGGATGACAAAGTATACCACTGCCCATCCTATCCCGGGATATTCTTTAACGATAGGGTCAGAGTTAGAGTTCGCTATGAGTCCACCTACGATAATCAGGACCCAGGCGAACCCAAGGCTTACTCCCATGTACGCCATGTCGGAAAGTTTGATGACCAGAAACTTTGGGATATGACTGATCACCTTCTTTCCGGCCAACGCCATCCTCCTAACCTGGGACGCATGACAGGCGTAGATCGTCAAGAATACCAAGATCACAATGAATAGAAAAAAGGATAACATGAGAACCTCCTACTCAAATAGTCCCGGTTGGGTCCATTCCCTCGCCGGTGACTTCTTTTCAATAATCTTAACCCATTCCTTGCAAGGACACAACCCCGTCCCAATGTCATGCTTCTGAAGCGACCACCTCTTGTTCTTGCAGAACCACCCGATCACCTTCTCGCCCTTCTTGATCCCGACGGCACTCCCGCAGTTCTTGAAACTCTTGTCCATCACTTCTCCTTCGCCTCGTCGCACATGAACTCCTTACACAAGGCCGGCCGCCTATCGTAATTCCTGCACGATGTCGTCTCCCCGTCAAACCACTCGCACTTGTCATGGATCCTGACGACCGCCTGACCCCCGATCTGAAACACCTCCAGCCCGTGAAGCCGCCAGAACAACGTCGACCCGTCCGTAGGCACACGGAAAATAATTTGCTTACAACAGTTTCCACAACGTCTACAGGCCATTATTTCCTCCGCCTATGGCTTTTGAAGTGTTCCTTCTGGGAAGAGTAGAGCATCAAGTTTTCAATCCAGTTGTCTGTTTTCACGCCGTTTATATGGTGGACAATTTCCGTGGGGAGGAGGGTCCTTCCGAGGTGGTTCTCCATTACCAACCGGTGTTCCATGACATACCCTTCGGCCGAGGCGAATGGATGGGAAGGACAAAGGACCATGATATACCCCATCTTGGTTATCCTTCCGCCCTTCCACATGGGATTCTTGGGTCCCAGCTTTGATATCCGACATAGTTCCTTTTTCCTGTCAGATTGCGGCTTCCCCATCATCCCGACGGATCTCTTTTTCCTATGTTCCTCGGACTGCTTAATACCCTTTGGCCAGGGACTCACGTCTTCACCCACGTCCACATCTTTATCAACGTCCCCCCGTTCAGCCGCTTCGTCTCCCCCGCCACATGACCACTCCGCTCGAGCCTCCGCAGCTCCGCCCTCGTTATCCCACCCGCACCCGTGGGCATCCTCCCTCCCCACTTGTCAAACGCCAGGATAGCCCGGGCATACAGTTCCGCGTCAACTTTCTTTCCGCTCACTTGTCCTCCCGTTTATGATGTCCTCAAGTTCCTTGTCCGTAATGTTCGGGTTCCACCGCCGGTGTACCGACCTCCGGATCTCCTTGAATGACCTGCCCTGCGGAGCGACCCTCTCCATCTCCTCCCGCAGCTTACCAGCCGTGATCTCCCTCCCGATCCTATCCCGCTCCCTCGCCACCCTCCTCATCCATGCCACCCTCTCCCCCCACCATACCAAAAACCACAACACCCCAACCACAACCAATGCCCAAAATCCTCTCGTCATCCCGCACCTCCTTGTGCCGGCCAACCGGTGTATCCTTGCCTTCCCAGTCAGCCTACCACTCGCCCCGGGGTGGCAGCCTAACCACCACGCTTCTGTGCCGTCCGGCAAGACCCGGAACATTCACTACGCTATAACAGCCGTGTCCACACCAAATACCATTAATGCCAAAAATGCCCCCTGTGCAAAAACCCTTAATGCCCTTTTTGCCCGGGGTATGTTCCAGATCTATCATCACACCCATGTGCGTGCGTGACCGCTTGACCCCATAGGGGGTGGTCGCACCCCTGCATGCATGCCCATGCCCCCACGCCCATGTCCGCCCCTTCACGTCCCCCCACACCTGCACACGTATGCACACCCTCATGCGTGGGAACCGCACGCCTGTGCCTAGCGTGTGAGTCCCCCATGCGAACGGCTGAACGTGCCGACCCTTGCATGCCCACGCTCATGCCCACGCTTGAGCATGCACACCTGCACACGCATATATGCATACGCTCGGGGGGCCGACCATCGGGCCGACTGAACGCCGTTCCCCCCATGCCGTGGACAGGGCCGTTATGGCGATGTGAGCGGTCAGGCAGTCCAAGGCGGACCGACTCAGGCCGGAGGAAACACATGAGAAACGCACAGATTCAGGTCAAGGGAGAGGTCATGGTTATCACGATTAACCTGGCCGAGAACCTGGGACTCAGCAAGTCTGGGAAGTCAACCCTCATCGCCACGACCGAGGGTAACGCCCGAGTCAGCACCCCCAAGGGTGACGTATCCGTGGGACTGAACGTCTACCAGTCGGCCAAGTAGACACCAACGGGGGAGGGCCGTCCCTCCCCTATTTTTTTGTCTACCGCTCCCCCCATCAGCACCCCTGAACAGCCCCCCGTTTTCACCCATGCACGCCGTTGAATCTCACGCACCCCATGGGGAGGGGGAGGATAGGCAAGGCGTGCGGTCGCATGCCGAGGTCGTGGACATGCCTGTTATGGCGTGTTGGAGGTAACACAAAATGCTTCAGCAACTTTTGAGCGACTGCTCTCCCGAGTATCACTTCCGGAGAGCGGAGGAAACTTCAGGGTATGTTGCATGCCCCGAGGGAGTCACGGACTGCAAGTCTTGTCACCTTGACTCTGCATGCAACCCGAGGGAGGGAACACCCTCCCCCAAGCCTAGGAGCGGTAAGAGGGCCAAGCCATGACCATCCGCATAGTTTCATGGCTCATAATCATGGCGTATCTGGTATACAGCATACGTAAGGGGAGGAATCAGTCATGACAGCACCAGAGAGAGTCAAGGTAATCCCCAAGCGTGGACTGAGGCCGGAGTGTAGACGCTGTGCCAAGTTGGGATACGTCTGCATGGGGGAGAGGACGGACGATGACCCCATGTATTACGGGGAGATACTCGGGCCGGATGTCATGGACTGCTATGAACACGACAGGGAGGAATAAACACATGGATACTCAGGACTTCAGGCGTTGCTACACCTGCGGTTGTATCATGCCCCAGAGAGCAGGGGGTCAATGCCCCTCATGCAACCCCCACCCAGACCCCGAGCCATGCCCCGAGAGCATGGACGAGGACTACGACTGGTCTTCCAAGGAGATAGACCACCGAGGGCCAGACCCCGAGGACTACGAGGAGAGCGGAGAGCCGATACTCGGGAGTTACGTCATATGCCGGGGGAGGGAGGGATATACCCCTCCCCTCCAAGACCATGCGGATGCGTCCGTCCGTCTGGACATAGAGCCGGAATGCTATGACCCATCTCTAGACCCCGAGGACGAATGTCCATGCGGTGACCCTGACTGCACGGCGATGTATGACCTGCCCGAGAACGAGGCCGACCACCACCCGACCGAGCCATGCGAAAGTTTGAACGAAAAAACGCACGCCCCATGCGGAGCCGTGGACAACGCTGTTATTGCGTTGTGGAGGTAACGAAATGGACATGAACATCGGTTTCATCTGCGGTCACTCCCTCAAGGACGTGAGGCAGGAGATTGAGCGTTGCCCGGACGGACTGCTTCGGGACGTTCTGGAGGGTGCGTGGGATGAGTATCTGGAAAAGATAGGGTGGCCCCTCGCCCTAGCCAATCATATTGTGGACATGATTTGCTTGGAGGATGATGATACTCGGGAAGCACTCCACCTCGCACTTGTGGATGGGTTCTCCGCTATCGGAATGAAGGGATTAGAGAATCTCATCGGGTCGGAGATAATTGAGGAGGGATTCTTTGAGGACTTGGAGAGGGAGGGCGTGCTGTGAGCATACCATACAAGCCCCTTGAC